TTATCGAAAATTTACTTTAATATCTAAATCATCACCTTTTCTAGTCCATGTAACATAATCTAATATACTCTTATAAAGCTTATTTTTACTATTTTCATCCTCAATTTTATCAATATTATCAATAAAATAATTTAACAAAAATAACCTTTGTTCATTACTTACAGTTTGCTTTCTACTCAACTGTATTTTTAAATCATCAATTTCAACTCTAACCTTTTGGATTTCATTTTCCCATTTATTTTTTCTTTGCAACCATTCGTTTCTACTATAATCACCTAAATCATATGTATCATTAACTTTGTTTAAAGCAGCTATATACTTATTTAGATTCTTCTCATATTGGTTCAACAACACTTTCATATTTTGAACCTCGATATTTTCATCAATGTTACTATTTTTTTGTTTGAGCAATTCATTTTTGTAATTGATAATTGCTTTTTTTATTTCCACTTCTAATAAATTATATGAGCCGCCGGAATTAGTACATTTATTACCATATTCATCTATATACCAACATTTTTTTATAAGTAAGTTGCCTGTGTCCTTCTTTTGAAATGTTAAATTATAGCCACATATACCGCATTTAACCAAGCCGCTCAGTCCATAAATACCTGCTCTTGCCTTTCTAGGTGTTTTATTTCTTCTGTTCAACATATCAATAATTTTATCGTGCTCAAACTGTGTCTTAACTGCTTCATGACAATTTTCTACTATCACCCACTCTGATCTATCTAGTTTTATATAATCTTCTACGTCTTTTCTTTTAATTTTATGTCCATCACCTTTTTGCTTATTGCTTATGATTTTCCCTAAGTGTGTTTCATCTTTTAAAAGCCTATATACTGTTATATTTGTCCACTTCTTACCGTTGGGACTAGGAATATTCTGTTTGTTTAATTCCCAGGCTATTTTGTATGGTGGAATATCATTTAAAGCATTATCTATAATAAATCTATATATTACTAACTTATCATCGTTTACTACTAACCCCTTTTCTTTATACTTATCTTTCCACCTTTCATATTCATATGGAAAAGGAGGCTTTCCATTAGTCCAATTTCCTAGTTTTGCACCTATCTTTTTTCCTTGTCTCAATCTTTTAGTTATTTGTTTATATTCTTGACGCGCCATAAAGCCTTGAAATTCTGTATATGTACTATCCATTTCATTATTCAAATCGTACACTTTATTAGGCGTGATTATTAAAGTATTAGATTTTTTTAAAATTTTATTTATAGTATCTTGTTGTGTAGCATCACCCCTAGACAACCTATCATAATCAACCACAAGAATAGCATCATATACATTATCTTCAATATCTCTTAATAATCTTTGAAATTCAGGTCTTAGCTCTATACTATCACTCGTACCTATTTCTTTGTAAATTACATATTTCCAGCTATTTTTAACGCATATTTCTTTTAATATGGTTTCGTGCTTAATTAAGTCGTCTTCTTCACCCCTTGATTTTCTGAGGTATAGAGCAACGTATTTGATATCATAATTCATATTTAATCTCCTTTGTGTATTATATAGTTCCATTATATTTTGTCATGGCTTGTTTGTAAAGTATACTATTATTATCTTTCTCATTATCAATTATTTGATTCAAAATTTTAATAAAATTATTAATGCCTTGTTCACTAGGACTATTATTTATGGTTACTTTTATATTCACTATTACATTGTTCTCCCTTCTACATCTTAAAATAAAAATTTCAAAAAATATTAAAGGAGCAGCCTTTCGACTACTCCGCTGATTCTCTTTTGCTATTTTTTATGGAAAACCTCCTGAAATCAATCAAGAGCTAAATTTTATAATTGCATGTTTCTTTAATTATTTTTATCGATTCCACCTATTCTACCAACCCACGGTAGCTTCCTTTTATTCTTTTGATTCCGGCGTTTATTTACGTTTTTCTTTATGCATTTAAATATTGCACAAATAGCAGTTATAAAAATGCCTAGTAAAAATATTATCCATTCCTTATACGGTGAGTTTAGAATATTAAGAATTAGCTGTTTCATATTAATTTTTCCCCCTTTATAAAATCTATAAATAGTATGTGCCAATTCTATCCACTCTAAACAAAATATTCATTAAAGATATTTTCTATATAAGAATGAAAAAAGACCTCCGATTAAGGAGGTCACTTTCAATTAGTTTATTAAATTAGTAATGTTTAATTAGTAAACATAAATTAGTCTTAATAAATTAGTAAATTAAAGTAGTCGTTTCTTAGTAATATTATATGCTTAATTCACAGATTTAGTCAATAAATTTTTCTAAAACTTTTTTAACTAACTCATGTTCTCTATTTAAAACAATTTCTTGAAGACCTATTTCCGAGTTATATATAATATCAATAATATTTTGTTTTTTCATATATGTAATTATTTGGTCAATATGTTTGCCACATAACCTACTTCCTTCAAGTTTTAAAAATCTCATTTCATTCCAACGATAACCATCTAGAGTATAATATATTCTTTTCCTACCATTTTTTAAATTGTATTGTTCTGTTATTAAGATTCTATGTACAAATAATTCAAGATTTCTTACAATTACTTCTTCAGAGATATCAATGGGTTCTTTCAACTTAATAATATCTTCTAATAATGCAAACCCATCATTAGGAAAGTTTTTCAATACACTTACGTTTGCTTGCTTACCTAATACATATAATGCAACTCTCTTCCTATGCTTACTGCCTTTTAAATAATTTATTATTGATATCATATCTGAGTCTGCTGATACAAACAAATACTTTTTAATTTCTGGTATTGTAAAAGCACAATCTACTGCATCTATACTTAGTTGTATATCTGATGCGTTTTTTCTATTTATTGAACCATTAGTACTAAAAACGTCAATAGTTTGTATTCCTTCCATAGCTAATTTTGTCTTAAAGGAACTACTGCCAAGTTTATCAAAATCTCCAAACGCATAAATTTCATAAACTTCATTATCTTTTTCCTTTTGAATTCTTCTTAATTCATTGAAAATGTTAAATTCTCCTTCAATTGGTTCTATTCCAAAATGCTCAACTAATCCTCTATAAATATTATCTAAGTCGATAAAAACTAATACTTTGTCCATTTTTCACCCTCCCCACAAAACACTATCCATATTATACCACCTTTTAGCATAATATGAAATGTTTTGTAGAAAAGTAAAAATAGCTAAGCAAATGCTCCCATGCTAATAGAAAACACTTGCTTAACTTCTATTTATTCATGGTCTTTTCATATCAATAAATTTAAAACTTTCATTTCCATTTGGTATCATTACATATACAATATCACCTACAGCAAGAGTTAATCCCGCCCTTGCTTTTAAAGTAAATGTATCTTCGTTTATAAGAACATCATAAGTACCATTCCCATTATCTGTTTGAATTTTACCTTCTTTATAATAATTGCATTTTATATTTTTAATTCTATAGAAAATCAATTTATCAATATTCTCCAATAGAGTAAATGCTAAACTTGTTTTATTTTTTACCATTCTTATCTCCTATCTTTATATTGTACTACCAATGTTGGAAGTAAATCTATAAATGAATTTGCATCTTGTGTTTCTACTTTATCTATGTGAATATTATAGTTGTTTGTATTTCCTATAGGCTGTGAAATGCCTTTGTTTGCTGGATTATAAGGATTATATGCTGCCGGAACAATCATTTCACCTTTATGTATCATAGCTAACCCATCTCTCGGTACAAATGGAGTACCAACATCATAGCTAGGAATATTTTCTTCACTATCATCACTAGTCATTTCGGTTTTACTCTTTTTCCAGAATGATAATTTATCTTTAAGCCACGATATTGTATCACTTACCCATGATTCAATTGATGACCATATACTTTTTAGTCCATCCCATAAGCCCTGAAAAAGAGTTTTCCCAAGGTTTACAAAGCTATCATATAAACTATTGAACCATTCAATAATGCCACTGATTGAATTATCTATCCATGTAACAATCTTATCCCATATGAATTTTAGTCCTTGCCATAAGCCATTCATAATATTTTTTCCAAGGGTTATAAAAGTGCTTACAGCCATTTGTAATAGAAGTTTTATAGCATTCATTGACATATCAAAAGTATTCTTAATAATACTCCAGAAATTTTCAGCTATACTAACCAAAGCTTGCCCTACACCTTCCCAATCACCTTTGAGCAAAGATGTAAACAGATTAAATATTCCTTTAATAATATCAAGCACAGACTCAATATTACTTTTTAAAGCTTCGAAATATTTCTGAGCAAATGCTACAATATCTTGTCCCCATTTATCCCAAAAACCTTTTACTACATCTATAAAGGATTGAATAAATTCATTTATTGAGGTTAATACCGATGTTATAGTATTATTTATACTTGAAAAGATAGTAGAAGTTGCGCCTTCCATATCAGAAAATGCACTGATAACATTTTTTATTAATTCAATAAAAGGACTGATAATTATTCCTATAGAGTTTATTGCGCTCTCAATATACCCCACTATAGTAGGCATATTTGCAGTTACCCATTTTAAAACCTCATTTATAACAGGCATAAACTTTTCGCCCAATTCCTGAACTAGTCCAGTAAACTGCTTTTTAGCAAGTTCTATTTGAACATTTAAGTTATTATCAAACTCAGTACTTGCATTTGATACAGTTCCAGCAGCAGAATCCATAGTTATAATAAAATCCTGTAAGCTCTTACTTCCATCTAAAGCATTAGCAAGCCCTACCCCTGCTCTAGCTCCAAATAATTCAACCGCTTTTTGTGCTCTTTCAGTAGGGTCTTTAATTGCTTGAATATCCGCAAGCATCTTCTTAAATTCTTCAGGAGATTTTACTTGTTTTGCTGCATATGTAAAGGCTGTAACTGCCTGACTAGCATCTAATCCAGAAGCAGCGAACAAATTCATTATTCCATTCGTCTCTTCAAAACTTAAACCCAGCGCTTTAGCAGCCGGAGAAACAGAAGATAATGCTTGTTGAACTGAATTTAAATCTGTACCAAACTCTTGATTACTCTTTTTCAACATATCAAGGGATTTTGCCATCTCTTCAGAAGACAAATCCCATGCATCACCTATATCATCTATTGCTTTAACAACATCAGTATTTGCTTGACCAGTTGTTTTTGCATAATCCATATATGATTGCTGATATTTTTTGATTTCATCAGTATTTAACCCCATACTTTTCTTTAACTCTGCTGCCGTTGCAACTATATCTTCCATACTTGCAGTATTGTTACGGAATAAGTCCTGTGATAATTTCCTGACTTCTTCAGTTTCTTCTGCTGTAGCACCAACATTTGCTTGAAATTTACTCATCTGTTCATCTAAATCTGCTGTTGCCTTAACCCCAGCAACAATTGTTCCTGCTATAGCAGCACTAGCAATCGCTAAGCCACCAATTACAGAAACTTTAAGGAAATTGGTTAATCCATCAAATTTACTTTGAAGTTTTTCAGTTTGACCTTCAGCATTTTTCATACCTGAAGAAAAACCCTTGTCAAATAATTCAAGCGTATATTTGTAAGTAGCCAAATCAATTACACTCATTAGGCACCTCCTTTCGTTAGAGGCCTTATCCTACCCCAATCAGGTTCTTTAATGTTAAGATACTTTTGCTTTTCAAGTGCTTTTTGATATTCTGGATTTTTCATCAACTCAAACATTTGGAAATGCTTTAGAAGTGACAAAAAGACAGCATAAGGAAGATTTATAACCTCATTAAATCCCATATTGCCTTTTTGAATAAGAAAAGCAATATTCCCCATTATTTCAATCTCATCTGTCTTAGAAATAGAAACCCCAGAACCTTTTACTTTGATTCTGGGGAGTTGGAGTTTGGGTCGCTTGCTATCTCTTTTACATGCTCCATCATAGATTGTATTATTATTTTTAAGAATCTTACATCGTCAAATCTTTCTTTAACAAATTCAAGAGTTATGTTTTTACTCTTATCAAGATTAAGTATATCAGTAACAATCTGCTGCATTTTCTCAAATGCCTTTTCATTATCTTTTAATGCCTTTATGTCTTCCGCATACTTAGAAAGTTTAATTACAAAATATGTAGATATCTCACCAGGTATAGTATAGGTATCTCCTTTGGTATCCTTAAATATTAAAGGTTCTTTTACTAATGTAGACAAATCTATTATCTTGCTCATACATTATATTCCTCCTTAAAATTGGAATAAGGGTAGATAATCTACCCCTACTTATGCTTGTGGGAATGTTTCAACAAACTCCACATAATTCAAATTATCATCTGCTAATCCAACAAACTCATAATTTATCGTTGTTGGATTTTCTTCCTCAAAGGCAAATGATAATTCTCCATCGAACTGTGCTTTATACATGTTAACTGTGAGGGTTCCCCCATCCTTTTTTGTGTGAACAAATCTCAAATATACCACAGGAGCTTCATCATTTTTATTGATAATCATCTTTTCTGTGCCTGTAGTTGCATCTTTATTAAAAGAAGAGCCTAACAAATATGTAGCGATATTTTTCAATACCCATGTCATAATTCCTGTTGAAAATCTTATTTCTTTATCTACAGTAAATTTCTTTATCAAGCCTCTATTTGAAGATTTGATTTCCATCTTTTCTGTATTTATGGTTATTGTTGCACCACTCTCTATAGCTCCAATATTTATTAGAGCTTCTTCTTCAACTGTTGTTAAATTACTCAAATCTGTAATACTGCTTGCTAAACCAATGTATAATTCACCGCTCCCTAAAACAATAGGGTCACTAGTTTGATAATTCATTGCCATATTACTTCACCATTCCTTCCTTAAATTTTAAATAAAAAAAAGACAACCACTTCATAGTTGCCCGTGTTCGGATTCTTAACCATTCCTCCACCATTTAGGAGTTTTGATTGTCGAATCACAGTACTATCATCCTTTATACTTTTCTCACCTCTGGGGTCATCCAACAAATTTATTAGTCTCTCCTTAATGTATAAAAGCTTTGATAAATCAGTCCCAATTAAGTTAAATTCAAATTGATAATTTTTAATAAGTCCTCCGTTTAACTCTTTATATTTATAGATTATATATGGATTTGCCTCTATTTCTTTTGGTTTTTCTACTAACCAAATGTACTGACCCCCTAAATAATTTAAAAGATTTGTATCCTCCAATAAATATTTCCGTATAACTTTCAAATGTTTCCCTCCCTACTTTTCAGGAGTCAAAACTTCCTTAATTTTTTGTTTAATTCTTTCAAGGTTTTGGTCAACTGCCGGTTCAAGATATGGTTGATTTCGTTCTGCCCAATAAGCATATTCAACATTTGAGCCAACAGCACCGATAGTCTTTTTATTATCAGACTCTACCTCATGAGTAATACTTCGTTTTAATGTACCTGTATCAATAGGACATAAAAGCTTTGCATCAGCTTCAACCATTATTACACATTCAGTAATAGCCTTTTCCCTTCGCTTTTTAACATCCTCAATTACTTTATCAAAAGGACTATTACTCGGCATTAAGCATCAACTCCATATAATCATCCCAAGGTATAATTCTCTTAATTTTATACCTTGTTGCTTCAGATTCATAAGGTTCTTTATAACTAACATAAACTCCTGATTTCAAAATGGAGTTTATATCACAAAATACTCTTTTAGTTACCTGCTCGTTATACCCATAATCCCTATAAAGCAAATCTGAAGAATATGGCTGCACATCACAAGGTATTGTTGTAGTAACAATTACTTCCCCAGGATGATATATACCATCATCATCGGTATAACCCTGAGATAATCCTAAAATATCAATCTCTTTATCATAAAACATATTGCCACCACCTACATCAGTTTCAATGCTGGTAATGGCAATGTTGCCTTTATTGATTCAGGAATTCCATCAACCAAACTTAGTGACCTTGCCCCTTGAGTTGAAGAAGTAACCCCTACTTTGTCTCTATTCTTATAGAAAAATACTGCCAAATCAACTACTGAATTATTATATTCTTCTGGAATTGTATCGATATTGGAATATGCTTTTATTGCTGTTTGTGCTTTAGAAAGATAGAAATTGAGAATATCCTCTGAGACAACTGGATAATTAAGCAGTTCTTTCATCAATTCAAGCATTTTTATCCCTCCAATTCATGGAGTTTACCGATTATTTCATCCTTTTTTAAGCCTGAAATATCTATTCCATTTTCAATGGCATATTTGCGTAAATCTTGCCATTTCATATTTTCATAATTAGTAGTAGATTCTTTCTTATCAAGAGATATTTGAGGGGTCTGCATTTCTACAAACCCCATCTTTATTAATTTCTCTTTTTTAAGCTCTGAATCAACTACTTTAATCACGTTTAATCTCTGTAATTGATACATTAATAAGCCCTCCTTTAAGCAAGAGCTTGCTTAATGTTAACAAATACTCCTGCGAGTTTGTTATCAGGAATCCAAAGGTCATGATACTTCCTGTAGTCTATCTTCCATGCATTTGCTGTCTGATTAGTCTGAGGGTCAAATATTCTTGGATTATCAGTCTTTGATACTGCTATAGGACTTCTTCTTGCTGAAATAATCCAGTTAATATCCCTTGCAGCAACATCAGGAACAAATCCTCCAGCCTCCTGACCGGCAGTTGTACCATCATTAAAAACATAAGCTGTTTTCATTCTTGCTGAAGGAGCTTTAATTATAGGTATATTATCAATGGACTTTACCTTTACATTTACTCCGCCCTTAGTAAAGTCAATAACATCAAGTCTCTTTTCTACTTTATCAGCCAAATCGAGTATAGCTGCTATTGATGTATTTATAGTAACTACCAGTGGTTCATTTTCTCCAACAATATCCTGGACAGTATAAATATCCGCTAATAGCTTTGTTAATATATCAGTAGTAGCAGCAGTATAACCGCCACTTGCTTTACCTCCAGCTATTGCAAGGGAAGCTATTTTGGAATATCTATATGCATCAACTTCAGGTATAACCTTTGTTCTCTGGAATTCTCCAAGCAGTTTAGCTGCTGTAGTAACAAAATTTGTTTCATCAACATCCATAGCATCGATGCTAAAGGTTCTACCCCTATCCTGAGTTAATGTTTGTGTCTGATAGCTGAGAGTAACAGAGCCTTTTACAAATCCATTATCTCTATCATAGTCAGCCATACCATCCATTACTATTTTAGGTATTTTTACTTCATTTCCACCATTATACTTTACCATATCAGAATTTAATTCCATCCAGCCTGATGTAGCTCCTGCTACCATCTGAGCATCAAGCTCCGTCTGAAAAATCTTTGCATATTCTAATGTATTTGCCATAAAATATCACCTTTCCCTTTCCTATTTTAATAGTTATTAATGCTCTTTCTTATTTGTTCTTGTAAAGAATCTGCTCCGCTACCGTTACCAGTAGGGGGCTTATACCCTTCGCCTAGTCTAGCTTTTACTGCCGCTTCAATATGTGTATTAAATACCTTTTCAAGCGTTTCAAGGTTTTTATATGTAATTTGTTCTCCATTTTCAGTATCATTACTTACAAAGAATTCAATAAGTTCTTTAGGAAGCTTCTTTTCATCCATTTTCAATAGACCTTTATTTATTAACATCTGCCGCTTTTCTTCTGCTTCTTTCTTATTTAACCTCTCTGTTAGTTCTCTGATTTGTTTCTGTTCGGGTGTTTCAGTGTTACGTTTTGCTACTTCATCATTAATCAACTTTTCAAGATTGTTTTTCTTCCATGTTTCCAAGCCTTTTGAAAAGAATGAATCATTTTGCTTGCTTAACCACTTCTTACCCTCCTCTGTACTAATAAACTTTTCTACTCCCTCAACCGTAACCTTTGATAGTTCCGAAAGGTAGTTTTTTACATCTTCATTATCTTTGTTTGTCTCAAAAAAAGTTTTAATTTCATTAATATCCATAATTTCTCCCTTCTGCCCTTACAGTTCTTTAGCCCTATAAGTGCGATAAAATTTGATTTTAAATATAAAAAAGACCATCAGTACTAGACTAATGGACTTAATTACTCAATATTTCTTGATTTTTTCCATGAATTATAATCTGTGTACTCAATAGTTTTCTTTTCCCCAGAGTTATCTTTTATATTTTCTCTTCTGCTCATTGGTTGCCATCCAGAAATGACAGGTATAAGGCTACATCTACAATTTGGATGTAGTGGTGGAGAAGGATGATCTTCATCAATACCCCACATCTTACCGTCTAGCTTCGCATCTTCTTCATTTGTTGCCATATCAAGTGTCGCTGACCACATGACTTTTTCAACTACACCAGAATTTTTATAGATTTCATCCTGTGCTTGACTTTGGCATCGTGCTACTTCAGTATGAATTAACCTCTTTGATTCGTAAGCAGAAACACCAAAATCACTTTTTATTTGCCTTGATAACTTATCAATAGATTTACCTTCAGTCATTGCTCTTTCAACATCTCTTTTTACTCTTCTAATAAGCTTGGACTTATTGTCCCAAATCCTATCACTGAACATCTTATCCTCAACAGGCATTTCAACCGCTGTTCTAATAAACTCCGGCTTTAATATATCAAACTTTATAGCAGTTTCCATACCTTTATCTATTACATATGCAGTTCTATAATAGGATTCTTTAAACACATCTTCGAGAATCTTAGTGGTATACCCTATATCTATATGACCAAGTTCTTTAGCTTGCTTTATTAATTTCTTTTCTATTTGTTTTAGTATTGTATATCTTTGCTGTTTTCCAATTTTGAGTACTCCATCAACGGAATATTCAGCATATATCTTAGCAATGTCGGTACGAATATCTTCTAATACTCTTTTATACGCTTGAAGTATTGGTTTTATCTTATTATCAGCGTAAGATTCCGCTTGTTGACGAATATCAAGAATTTCACTTTGAAACTCCTTAATCATCACCATCACCTATAGAATCTAAAAGCTTCTGCCCTATGTTTGATAAGTCTTCTTCTTGCTCCTGTTTAACTTGATTTTCCTCAAGTGTCACATTATCAATAAAACTAAACTGCGCTCTTGCAGTTTTCTTAGATATAAGCCCTTCAGGTATCTGACTTAGAATTTGCGCCATCATTAAATCGTCCTGTGGTAATGATGGAGTAAATTTTGGTTCAATTAGCTTATAATCATATTGAACATTCTTCAATATAAAAAGATACTTGAATAGAAATTTAAGCCTGTCCTTAATTAAGTTAAACATAGCATTAGTGTTAGATTTACACTTGTTTTCTAATGCAAGTTGTCTGGTTCTCATAGCTAAAGAACTGTTATTGCTTGGTACTTGCTCATTATTATTGATATGACTCGAAAGCTCATACATATTTTGTTTAATCTCTCTTAAGGTATTCATTACAAAATTATCGTTTATATTCTTTGTGAGCCATTCTATGACTGCATCCTTACCTTTACCTTTTAGAATCCCTAGCTTTTTCATATTCGGCAAGTCTTCATCTTTTAAATCAATATTAAACACCTTTAGATATGCCTGCCTATATTGGCTTATTTCATGGGATAAGTCACTGAGATTTGTTTCATATGCATCCTGAAGCGTTTTTATATCTTCAAACAGAGTATCTTTTTCATTATCATCAACAATGCAAACACCTACAGGAACTTGACCAAATACATGAGTATCTTCATTAATTAAAACGCCATCTTTATAATGGTAAATTATACTATCAGTATAAACATCCATATAAATTGATGAATCAAAAGTCTTACTGAAAATATGAAGAAATAATATGAGTTCATCATCTTCGAAATATGCATATCCTTCTAGCGGCGTTATAATTCTACTAGAAAACTGAGTTTCTTTATCAATAAAATATAACTCATATGCTTTACCATAGAGTAAAGCCCTTCTGAATAACTTTTTATCATGGTCTTTCTTCCAGTGAGCTAACTGATACTTAACAATTTCCTCTAGGTTCTGACTCATATCCTGATTAACATAAGTTATTGGATTTGCTAATATATAATCCGCTTCTTCCTTAATAAAACGCTTAAGATAATTGTTCTTTATTTTACTAGTAGAAGTTGTATCAATATCACTTTTCTCTATAACCACATCAGAGTTATTTTGATAATACTGCTGCATTTTCTGAAAGTATGGTAAATTTTCTTTATAATCCTGATAGCATTTATCTATTAGGTTTTGTAATTCAGTATCTATCGGCACTTAATCACCTTCTTTAAAATAGTTTTCGTTTGTCTAGGAATTCAAGCTTGTATATAATTTCAATTTCATTGATGCGGTTTGAAAATTCAGCTACAATATCAGGAGCATCATCATGAAGTGAATAGTTTTGTCCTTGAAAATCCATTATTTGATTAATAAATTCCTGGGATACTCTTTCAGCGCAAAAAATAATACGACCATTGTCAACATCTGAGACAATGGTACTGATTTTTTGGTCTTTGTTTTGCCGCTGCATTTCATTAATGAATTCTATGTTTCTATCAGATAAATCCTTATCTTTTTCAATTGCTTGCTTTATCTGATCTACATCCAATCCATTATATGTGTTCTTCTCTATATAAACATGAGTTATCTGTAGAAAATCTTTTAATAATTTAATGACATGGTTAATATATTCATCAAATTCATTGAATTTCAATAGTTGACCATATCTTATATACTTGAAATCATTATCAGCTAGGGAGCCAACCACAAGAGCAAAGTAATCTGATTTTGATTTATTGACATTCTTAACCCCTGCACAGTCAATACAGAGCATAGTTTTTAAGAAATTATTGTCTTCTACTTGTTCTTTAGGCATTGTGCGATTTGACTTAAACCATTTCTCACCAATCTTTGAAGCATCGTTCATCATTTCAAGTTTAAAGGCTGTTGGGTCTTCATAATAATCAATAGCCAAATCAAGGCAATTATATTTATCAGGCCAAATGGTTTTATATTTCATATCCGCTTCATGCTGATAGTAAAATTCCTTTGCATAGGCTTTTGAATCTGGTAATGAGTTATTAAAATATATCCTTTTAAACTCTTCCCACAAGCCGGAATTAAAATAATCATCTACATCAAATTCAACAACTCTTTTTATTATACTTTTGTAATTTGGGTTCCTGAGAATTCGAGACATAAAGCAATCTCTATGCATTATTGTACCAATTACTATAAACTTAGTTGCTGTTTTAATCTTCTTGCCATCTCTATATACTGCTTTATCACCAGCATAATTACTATCCTCAATCCACATACGGTACTTCTTTTCTCTTGCTTCTTCTGTGATAATATCAGATTTACCCTGATAGTCATCTGCTATTATAATAGAAGGTCTGACATTATTATATTTTTTACCTCTTGGAGAACTGACAGAGGAAATAGCTTGGATTTTTGTTTTGTTTGCAAGCTCTAATTCAAGTTTATTTACAGTATAGTTCCTTGAATCAATTAAGTTTCCAAATGTATATTTAATATATTCATTCTCCTCAAATGCTTGACGAGTCTGAGCTATAAATTCTATAGCATCTTGTTCTGTTTTACCACAGACAAGGGTATATATAGAAATTTTATAACAATGCGCCCATACAGAGAGAGCAAAATTTAAGACTGTGGTCTTTGCACAGCCTCTATTTATTGCTATAGCTAGTTTATCAAACTCATCTTCTACAAACATTTGTTGAAGTTCTTGCCATATATCATAATGTATGGGAGCAAGTGTCCTTGCTGTGTTATTAGGTTTCGGTACAAACGTATCTTGGAGATAAAATAAGCAGAAGAATTCTATTGACCGTTTCCCTAATCCCCAGGCAATGCCGCCTTTACCATAGATAGAATCTATAGATTTATTCTTTTTAAGAATCTGCTTAGTTTTTTCTTCTCCATAGAGCTGAAGAAGATATTTTAATATTAGCTGACGGTTATAATCAGTATCTATGTTGAAACTTAATTGTGCAATACTCATCACCCCCTTGGGGTCTATTTTTGTTATAAAAAATTGTTGAGTACCCCACCCCCACTTTTTCATTTTCAAAATTAGAAAGGGTACGGCCTTAAATAAAAAAGAACTTGCTTTTACAAGTTCAAATTCAAATATACATTATTAATATCATCCTGAGTAATTCCGATGTAGCTTAGTGTAATTGATGAAGCAGAATGATTAAATATCTTCTGCAATAAAGTAATATCAATTCCCTGTTTATAAGCCCAATAACCAAAAGTTTTCCTGAGTGTATGTGTTCCAATATCATCATTAATCCCTGCTGCCTTAGCTGCATCATTTAATACTTGCCATGCCTGAACTCTTGATATTGGTTTATTGTCACCCTTACGGCTTTTAAACAAGTACCAATCTTTATCATATTGACCTAAACTATCAAGATATTCCCTAATTGCAGTATTAGCATTCTTGTTTATCTGAAATGTTTTAGTTTTACCCGTCTTCTTTTCTTTGATAGTAATTAAATCTTTTATCCTACCATCTACTACATCAGATATTCTCAATTCAAGCAAATCTGATATTCTAAGCCCCACATTAATTCCTAAGACAAACAAACAATAATCTCTTAAGTTTCTGGATTTTAATACCTTCTTCATTTTTTCTATTTGCTTTTTATCCTTTATGGCATTTACTTCAATCATTTTAATACACTTCCCTATCTAACATATCATATCCTAATTATATATTATGTTAGATTGAAAAGCAAGTATTTAAAATGACAAAAGTATAAAATCCTTATAAACCTAATAATATCAACGATTCATTGCAATATGCTATATCTAACAATTCTACATTGTGTTAGATTCACATTTTGTTATTGTACATATTCTTCTTCACTTTCTGCTTCCATTTCACCTAATAAATCAATCTCTTTATCCTTATCAGATTCAGTAACCTCAATCTTCGTGGCAGTTTTTCCTAATGACCTATCTATCCAATACGCTAAAGCCTTCTCTTTTGTCCTTGTATCCTGAGTTGTTTGTATGAGTTTCCAATACTCATCTATTGCCATTCCCAATTTTGCATTAAACTCTTTTTCTCCCAGGGTTTTTATATCCCGTAATCTTCTGTCAAGCTCAGCCTTACATTCATAATCATTAATAACATATTCGTATAACCATGTTCTACTTTTATTACATTTTTCTGCTATCTCAGTCTTAGATAGATTTCCTTCAATTAATAGTTGAATTGCCAACAACTTTTTTTCATCCAACATAATACTTTTTCACCACCTTTACAAAGTTAACAAAATTATATATTGTTAACCAAATATAAACATCAAGTTTACAATTATAATAACAAAAAAGAGCTTATTAGCTCTTGTATTTTTTCAATTCAGTCTTTCTCTTAGTATAAATGAATTCTACCATATCTTCTACACTATTAATTTCTCTGCATTTTGGTAAACTATTTTTTACTTTATCATAATATTTATCTGAAGCTCTGCTATCAAGAATTGCAATAACTCCAACATCATTAATGTCTCTTATCAGCCTACCAACACCTTGTCTCAACTTTATAACCATCTCTGGTAATAAAACTTCAAATATATTGTCATATTGATACTTTTCCATTTTTAATTTTATTATTGGATCTATAACTGGAAACGGAAGTTTATCTATAATTACACACGATAGAGATTCCCCAGGTATATCTATCCCTTCCCAAAAACTTCCTGTGCCAAACAAGCAAGATGATACTTCATTTTTAAATCTGAAATATAACTCCTTATTGCTCAATTCTCCTTGGACATAGCATTTTATATTTAAAGTATCTTCTATCCTTTTTCTTATTTTGTTAACAGTAAAATTTAATGATTCGTATGAAGTAAATAGTATTAAACATCTACCGCCTAAGGATTCAATTATTTCATATATTCTATCTGATTTTTTTTCTAAATAATCAATATACTTTAGCTTATCATCATCACTTTTTACATATTTCAGATCTTTTTCTATATATAAAGCACAGTTTTCCTTGTAGTTAAAAGTTGACTTTTTTGATATAGGTGCTTTATAATCTTTAGCATAAATCTTATCTATCCCAACACAGTTTTCAAAATAATCAAATCCATATTCTTCTGCGCTGGTATCACTTAATGTTGCCGATGTTAAAACAATAGGTACATCCTTTTTAAATAGGTTATTACACAAAATATCATTGATGTTTTTAGGCATATAATATAAGTATAGTAGATATCTGCTTTTTAGTCTTGTATATTGCGCCCAGTAAATGTTATTTTTTGAATCAATTAAAGCATTAAGGAATGATATAATGTTTGAAACTTCACTCTCTAGCTCATCATCCTCTTTAGAACTTCCATATCTAGTACTAGCTGCTTGAGTTATTGAGCTGACTTCATTATTATAAATATCATATATTTCATGTTTTAAATCAGCAGATATTCTTTTTAATTCATCTGTATACACTATTTCATACTTCCATTCAACCTCAATTACTTCAGAATGGATAACCACATTAGATTCAAATAACTCAAAAAACTCATCAATTTTTCTGTCAAGATTATTAACTCTAGTTAATAATCTTTGTCTTATATATTCACTTCTGGAAATCTTCTTTCTGATTTTCTCCACAACATTTCTGAAACTAAATATATTCTTATTATCTCCTAATATGGTAAATGCTGCATTCTCTAGATTATGTGCTTCGTCAATTATAACCATTGAATATTTATCTTTTATATTGAACTTATCATCTTTTAGACAAGATAGAAGGTAATGATGATTACATACATAAAACATACAATTGCTATTTTTAACCCTGTTTTTATATTCTTTGTATTTACAATCCCTATATTTACACTTATTGCTACAAGTTTTTACACTAACCTTCTCCCATGTACTATTATCTACAAACGGAAAATCATTTCTATCAAAGCAGTTTTTTCTATCATAAAGGTCTGAAATCTGCTCAATAATTTCATTAACCTTACCACAATCAATTATATTTTGCAGTCTTTCCTCACAAAGAAAATTCTCTTTACCTTTTAGCAAACAATATCTAAAATCAATGTTTCTTGAATACCCTTCTTTCACTAGAACATTTTTTATAAATTCCAGATCCTTTTCTATTAATTGTTCCTGCAAAACTATCGTTGCTGTAGAAATTAATATAGGCTTCTTACTTGCAAATATTGAGTTTTGATTTAGATATGAGTTATATGCTGGTATTATATACGCAAATGTTTTTCCGGTTCCAACCTCTGCTTCAGCAATAAATTTTTTATTGTTCTGCAGAGCACTTTCTATTTCTATAGCCATTTCCAATTGTGATTCTCTAAGAGGTTTATTATACTTAGGTAACAATTCAGAAAAAAATTGATTAGTATTTACTTTCTTTGAACAATAATAGTTATTAAATAACTCAAAATCCATTTCCATTAATAGATTATTGTTCATTTACAACCTCCACAAACATATGTTCTCATATGCTATGGTAGCATTTACCTGTAACTAATGTCAACATTTGTTACATGAATGTAATATTATTCCTATTTGTATATACAAACTACTTAAGTCCTACTTCCTCAAAGCACTCTCTAGCAGCTCCACTATCCCCTTCATATACTCAGACTGCTTTTCAATCTTGCCTTCTAAACGCTCAACTATATTCTCTATCGTAACTTCAAGAAAATCACAGACATCATTCTTAAGTCTTTCATATGTTTCGTTATCCAAAAAATCACTCCGTTCGACATTTATTCGTATTTTAATTATGCTTGCTTCAAAAATATAGGAAAATAGCACATCAACACTAACCACATATATTTATGCACCGGTATTTTATGTTTATTAATCGGCACACATAACATGAATGTACGACTAGATGTGCTAAATTGCCATAGATATCCAGCAACTACAATTCGATGTAAACCATGCCCACCAATTTAATTAATGCTCTCATCAAACAGTTTCTTCAGCTTGCTAAATTCCGTCTCACCCATCTTTTCTATCTCTTCTTCAATATCAAGATTGCACCAGGCATTTAATAATGGGTAATATTCTTCCAATTGTTTATCTAGCTCGGCTTTAATTTCTCTAGCGATAAGTAGTATCGCTATTTTATCTACCAATGACATTTTGTCATAATCGCCGGAAGACCTCTTATTAACATCATCAATAACAGTTTGAAAAAACTTGTACCTTTCAGTTAATCTATCTACCATCTCTTCCACCAACCAACATCTTCAATTTATCCAGATACTCCATTATTTCTTTCTGTTTTGGATCTTCAACTTCAAACCCCTTATCCTGAAGCATCCTCTTTATTTCATTAAACTTTTCATCATGATATTTTATAATCGAATCTCTACCATTATAAATAATTTGTCTTAATCCATTAAACAAACGTTCTTCTAATACGTTAAACTCTTTTGCCATAACATTCCTAATTAAAATTTCAATATCTATGTCAGACTTTACTTCAACTTTATCCTTTAAAACTTCCTCTTTAAGCATCTCCAGTTTCTTTAAGTCCTTTTCCTCTAACATCTTTCCTCTTCCTTTTCTTTATTAATTTATTTCTCCATTCTAAAACATCATTCTGTCTCTCTCTTGATTGCTTTAGGAACTTTTTCATCATCTTCTCGAAATCCTTATTATATTCACCCATTACAACAACTTCCCCCAAATCGAAAAGTAGCACAGATTACTCTGCGCTACCTTCCTTATAATCCTGCTTACCTACAAGATTTCTAAATGCAGTAAAAATCTCTGGTTCATTCTTGAACACAAATGCTTTTACCCTTTTGCCTTCATCTCTCTTGCTATCGAAATACATAATGTCGGTTAACCATTTGGTTCCAAACTGTCTTATTAACTCTTGACATACTCGGTTAGAATAAACATATAATACCTTACTCTTATTCAACTTTTCAAAATCCATTGTAATTCCTTCTTTCTTAATTATTTATTTTTAATATTAGTTTATTGTTAAAAGTAATAGGGCGGCTGCTGCCTTGCCCTATATGCAGTATCAAATTCCCTGCATTCAGCCGTTTCAGCTTTGCCCTACTAAGTCGGGCAGTTAAGGAGGGGTCAGAATGGTTACTGACAAGGAAACGGCAACTTATATATAGCATATGATACAATGTAAATGCTCTATAAAAAGGTACTGTTTGCAGTACCTATCTACCAAAATCATTCTAAATAAGTCCATCGTCTACCATTTACAATATTGCTAACATGAGTACAGCTTATACCATACAATTCAGCAATTTCCTGATATCTATAACCTTCATCTACCATTTGCTTTATTATTTTAACTTCTTTTTCAGGTAATTTTGCTTTACCATTGTTCTCTCCAGTTAAGCCAAAAGACCTATTTAGAAAACTTTCTTCCCTGTTCTTTGCTATTGTTTTCTTTTTGGCTCCGTTGATGTTGCATTTTGGCATTAATTCTTTTATATACTTATCTTCTAATAATTGCAGCTCATCATCTGAAATTGAGTCAAACTCTTCAATGATAATAAACTCTATATTCTCAATACCAATTTCATCTACTTCCTTTTGTAAATTAACATTTCTATGATATCCACCCTTCAAGCTGGAAAAGTGATACGACTTCCTTCTATTCAACTCCTGAGTTTGACCAACATATAAACACTCGCTACTATTTTTATTTACAATTTTATAAATCCCGATTTTATCCAATATATCCACCTACTTTACTACAATTTTGCTATCTTCCTTCTTTCATATATTGCTGCTTTAAAGAACATAAGCCCCTACAATATATAAGAAGTCGGTAGGCTTCCTGTAATACACTTACCTTTTAATAAGTAAGCCCTAGGACTGTCTTCTTCCATCAGTCTCTTATAAAATAAAAAACCAGGATTTAATTCATCCTGATATAATACGTTTAACGGTATCTCCTTATATTTTTTCTTCTCCATTTATATCTCCATCTCTAAAACATCCTTTAACTCATCTTCTAACATATTAGCACTGTTACCTATCATCTTTAAATTTCGCTGAATACAGTTGATTACAAAATTAATTTTATGCTGCTCATTATTAAACTTGCCACGATCTGCACTATTAATAAAATCAAATGCCATATTTGCAGCTTGGATTATTTGCTCCGGCATATATGATTTCTCAATATCTTTATATTCTCTTCTATAAAGATATTTATCATATAATAATCCGGCAATCCTCAATTGAGCATGAGTTGTGTTTAAACACTCATAATAATCAGTATCTTTAAATACTTCGATAACCTGTCTTATTAGTTCATTATATTTCATAACTATAGCCCCCTATATAATCTCAAATTTCATTGACTACTACATCTACATAATAATAACCCTCATAACTTTAAAATAGTCCTTTTCCATGCCGTCACTTAGTTTACTAATAAACTCACCGCTAATAAATTCAACCTCCAATATTGCATCAGCAGGAAGTAATTCTTTATTTTCTGCATATGAGTTGCAAAATCCACTAAAACATAGCTTATATTTTGCTTAGTTTTATTCTTCAATATGATTCCTCCTGACAATTAAATAACTCTCAATTTTGTATAACCATTAAACCCCTTACGCCATACCATATGACAGTATTCTATTGAATCAGTACCGCCTTTATCAAGAAAACTCATCCTCTTGTGATGAACAAAACAATACTCCGGCATATACTCATCCCAAAATGGCTTTCTTTCTTTACTTCCAAAAAAGTTAAGCCTTAATAGCATTACGACAATACCATTAGGCTTCACATCATTAATTGCCTTTTTAATAATATCTAGGGCAATATTGAAAGGTGGATTAGTAATAATCAAATCGTACTTGTTGACACAATCTGTCTTAAGGTAGTCACTTCTTATTGCCGCTCTTGAATCTTCACGAATATCAATTGTATCAATCTGATTATTATATTTGCTCAGAGCTGCCGGATAGCTCATATCATGATTAATATCGCCTCCGGCGCATGGATCTAAAATCCTACCATAACGGAGATGATAACCATATATTTTATCAAATTCTATAAGGAACTTTTCAACCTCCGATATAGGAGTAATATAATAATCTGATACATGTTCATTTCTTGCATTACTTCTGAGTGTACTACTCATTAATTCACCCCGATTTATTTTTTATAATTTCACAAAATAAAAAGCCTTCTGAATTAATCAGAAAGCTAATGCATTTTAACTATTAAAAATTCATATTTCCACCTAAAGCTTCATATGCATCTAGAACATTTTGCAAAGCCTTTTTTTCTTGTGCACTTATTATCCTATCCTTATAATACTGTTGACCAACACACCTAAGGATAGTTTTCTTTGATGATATTACTGCTTTAATAATGGCAATATCTCTGCTATCTACATCCGTATCATACCATTCCCATACATCTGCATTATTATCTCGTTCAACTTTATCAGGTATTATTTCATAATTATAATCATCAATTTTCAATTCATATCTTTCAATAAATAACCAATCATCTCCTGCATATTGGATGCAAAACCTTAGCCAAGGATTATTATTTTTAATACCTATATATAAATGAAAACTATTATAATTTGAATATCGTGGTGTACTCTTATCATAATACCAGGTTATTTCTTGAACCTCGTCATACTCCTTACGCATTTTGCTTGTTGCTTCTGCTAATCTCTTTTTTTCTGCTTCAATACGTTTCTTTTCTTCTAGTGCTTTTGCTTCTTGTTCTTTCTTCTGAGCTGCCTCAACTTGCTTAAGTAGTTCCTGAACCTCTTTTGCTTCATCTGAAGCTGGATGCTTTTCAAGTAAAGTTTTTATTGAATTTAAAGCTTTTGAGTATTCTTTACTTTCATAATAATTCTTAGCCTCTTTAAACAGATTTTCAGCGCCAAACTTAATGCTTTCTAGTTCATCTTTAAGGTTTTTCACCTCTGCTTGCAATTCTGCATTGGATGATTTTAGATCTTCATTCTCTTTTTTTAGCGTTTCAATCTCCTGAGAATTACAGCTAGTAAATATTAGAATCATACATAAAATAAAGATAATTAGGGACAGCTTCTTCATTTTAATCCCCCCTGTATACTTTTCCTTAATTATACAATAATCTTAAATTTTAGAATAGTATATGAAAGGGGTTACTCTATATCCTACTTTTTAAATAATCTTCTAAAGCCTGTAAATGTTCCGGCCATAGCTCTTTTCTCCCTTTTCTGAATAGACTAAGAACCGGCTCATTCAAATTAATTGACTCACATACTTTCTTCGCTTTTATACCCGATTGTGCAATATAGTTGTTCAGCATTATTCTAACTTCTTCTTGGCTCATGGCCTTCACCCTCTTTCTTACATATAATTTTTATTTTATTACCTCTTTCCCCTATATAAGATTTTTATAATGAAATTAACTACACCTATAAACATTTGAATTAGTTATGTTTACAGGTATAGTTAATCAAAACCAAATTTTCTAATTTACATTAAAATTTAATTATACCGCTTTATCAGTATCCAAGTCAATATTATTTTTCTGTTTTTGATAATTTTTTTCTTTTGTTCTTCTTAATAATTCTTTTGAGCATATACTACTACAAGTTTTCGTATTACCGGCCTTTATAAATTCTTCTCCACATATTTCACATTCAGCAATATTTTTCCTATCATATTTTGCTAAACTTACAAGCGGATTCCATACATTATTAACTGTAAATACTACTTCATCATTCTTTAGTTCGCATAATGATATGATAATCCTATTATTTTGCTTTTCGACACTAATGTACTTCTTTTCATTTAATCTACCAATTACATCCTTGGCATTAGATATGGCAGCTAACTTATTCAATTTATTAAAGTTAAATTTCTTATATTTGTTGCTATACACATATAGTTTATTTTTATTACTTGGCAATTTACAAAGGCAAGTAATGACGAAAAATAGTTTCCTTTCATTTTTCTTTAATTCATTTATCTTTTTAATATCACTCTTGGTTAAATCTATTGATGTTGGTTGCATTATGATTTCTAGTTTTGGAATTATCTCGTAATACTGTTTTGTTTTTTCCTTATTTCCGTATGCAAACCTAACCCTAGCTTTTAGCTCTCTGTCACTTTTCAGATTCCTTTTCAGGTTTTTTAGTATCTCCCAACCAAAGCAATTCCAGAGTAATGTTTTCCTTTTATTTTGTGTATAAACTTGGCAATACTCAATATCGATGAAATAATCTACTAATTTTTGTATGTTTTCATATCCTTTAAAAAGCTCTATCATTTGCTCCCTATAATACTGATAAGTAATATCAAACTTCGTTTTAAATAACTCATCCTCTTTTTTTAATTCGCTAAGTTTTCTAGTTAAATAAGCTATATCTTTATCCGCTTTAAATATAAGATTCTGCAATTCTGTATATACTTTTTCGTCCCGTCTTACTTCAGTACCGCTTGTAAGCATTACGTAATTAAACTTCTTTTCCGGCTCCTTAAAGTATCTGAATTTAATATATCTTGTGTGTTCCTCAATATACTTTGAAATTCTATCAACCACACCATTACCACGCTCATTAACCTTCTTTTTCTTCTTAGCCCATTTGAAAAAATAAGGTAAGTTAGACTCCTTTAATTTATCGTATTTTTGAGAATCAGCAGGAGGGAGTTTAATTAAGGCTCCTGTTTTCGGATAGTCTATTACGAAATTATTCAAACATTGTAGCCTACGAATTAAACCAAAATCAATTTTCTCTTCGTCTTTTGCAAACTCCTTTGTTATAGCATTCGATATGTCCCCAATTTCGTTTGCCTTAAAACTTAATAATAAAGACTTTTTAATATTATCCATGTTAATCTCTTCTTTGGGGGCTTTAAACATCTTATAATACAATGGTAAACATTCAGTTCTAACATGAGAAATAATATCTTTTGAAGTTGATACATAGCATATGTCACCATCAACATCATTTTTCATTTGCAATTGAGCTAAATCATGAGTTGAAACATATGTAGCATAACCTCTGAACCAGCTCTTACATGCTTCTGTCTTTATTAATTCTCTCACACAATGTTCTGAACAATACAAATGTGGACTCTGCGTATACCGGAACATCCGGACGGCAATTCCGGAAACATCCGGACACGAAACCGGAGGTATCCGGACACTTTGCCGGCTAACTTGATTGTAAAATAATTGCTGCATTTGAGCAACTATAATCAG